CCAACAGCGTCATAGCTAAACAAAGCCACGAAATAATCAGAACTGATACTATTGATTTTGTTGGCCAATGCAGTGCGTCTGGCATCATTATAATAGACATCATAGAACTGTTTTTGACTCATAGCCAAAGTCGTTCTATCAATAGCGATAAGTGCCAAACCACGTCTTGAACCAGTAACTGTATCAGCGGCCATATCATTTTGGCCTAATGTTGTAGTGCTTGTTCCATTAAATATTGTAATGCTTCCATCAGTATTTACGGGGGTGTATTCGTTTTCTGCATGGCAACCACCCTTAATGGAGATATACTTGGCACCAACACCATTTGTACCCTGAACCACCAATGGAAGCGTCTCAGAATCCAAAACTTTACCGGCATCATCTTTCAATACCACCAAGACATCACCATTAGCAAATTTAGACGCTGCAATAGTACCACCAGGATTAATAGAGGTGGCAGAACCTCCAGCTGGGGTGTACTGGAGAGTATAACCGGCTTCATCCTTACCAGTATTGAATGCTGTAGAAGCCAACTTAGCTCTTTCGCCCAATTGATTAGTCCTGTAAACATCAACAGTGATACCTCCATTTGGTGTATATGTTCCAGAATTCGGGTCTTTCTTCATACAGCTGGCACTGAATACCAGGTCGTATTTGTTGACACCCTGGAGTCTTGTTACATTAAATGTGGCACTATAAGTAACATCACCAACAGTACAGCTAATCACAACCTTTCCAGATGGCTTACCATCTGTAATAGCAGTGACCTTAAAGTTTCCAGTTGTATTTGATGTAGAATCTACAGTACAATCAGTAGCAGAAGCACTGAAAGTAACAGTACCTGGATATGGATTTGCGCCTCTGTAAAGAGTGGCTTTTGTACTTGCATCACCAGAAATCTTCTTTCCATTATTGTCATAAAGGATAGAATCATTCTCATTATCAAGATCAAGCCTTAATACACTTTCTCCACTAACAACCAAAGGAATTGTTTCTGAATCAAGAATCTTAGAATTCTTATCTTTCAGAACTACCAGAACGTCACCGCTTGCGAATTGGTTTGCTGCAATAGTACCACCAGGATTAATAGAGGTGGCAGAACCTCCAGCTGGGGTGTACTGGAGAGTATAACCGGCTTCATCCTTTCCTGTGCCAAATGCATTTGACGCAAGTTTTGTACGATTACCAAGTTGATCCGTTTTATAAACATCAACTGTGATGCCACCACTCGGAGTATATGTTCCAGTGTCGGCATTCTTCTTCATACAACTGTTGCTCAGAACCAAATCGTACTTATTAACACCTTGGAGTCTCTTGACACTCAGGATTGCACTATAGGTTACAAGACCAACCGTACAACTGATTTTAACAGTTCCAGCTGATACATTTGAATCAACACCGGTAACTGAGAATTCACCAGTCGTATTTGATGCAGGAGTTACCGTACATCCAGTAGCAACAGCACTAAATGTAACTGTTCCAGGATATAACTCAGAACCTCTATACAACTTGGCATGAGTTACAACATCGCCTGTGAGTTTCTTGCCGTTTTCGTCGTACAGAATTGAGTCATTTTCGTTATCCAGGTCCAATCTCAGAGAGCTCTCACCACTCGTTACAAGTGGCAGAGTCTCAGAATCGATAACTCTCTGAATATTGTCATAGAGCTTCACCAGAACGTCACCATTGTTCCATGCAGATGAAGGAATCTTGCCTTCCAGAGCAACAGCAACCTCACTACCACCATTCGGAACATACACAATGTGATAACCACTTGGAAGAGAGGTAAGCTTTGTTCTTGAACTAAACTGGGATGTCTCATAAACACTGACCGTAATGCCATTTGCGGAATACTCTTTGGTATCAGCATTTTTAGACATTGCACTTGCGCTGAATGACAACTCATGCTTGACAGTTCCGACAAGACGAGTCACATTCATTACAGCCCTATATGTTGCACCATCATAAATACATGACACAATTACATGGCCATTTGTAGCAAGTACATCGGTGACCGTCAAGATTCGACCTGAGATATTGGCAGTACAATTGACAGTCTCGATATGGAGAGCGAGACTTCCAGTGTATTCTACGCCATCAATATATAGAATTGCCTCAGATGTAACACTACCAGATACCTTACGACCTAATTCATCATAGAGAATAGTGTCGTTTTCATTATCTAAGTCAAGACGCACAACACCCTTGGCAGCTGCTATTTCGAGATTCCAGTTTGTAGAATCAACTGTCTTTCCGTCAACCAACAGATAACCGCCATCCTTATCCTTCAGGTATTTGCCTTCGTGATCTTTCAGGATTCCCATAGGAGCTGTTGTGATACCGTCATTCAGACAGCGATACATGGCACCCATAAAGATAACGACATCACCAGCATTATAAGTATTTCCAGCAGTCCAATGGCCACGCCCATTCATGCTTTCACCATCAACACCAGAATACAGAACTGGAACGGTCTCTGCATCTAAAACAACATTTGCATTGTCTTTCAGGATGATTTCGATTCCAGTATTGCCAAAGCTTCCATTTGGAATGCTATAACCTGGAGTGATAGCTGTTGCGCCACTTCCATTATTATATGTAAGTGAGTATCCAGTTGGAAGGTCGCTTGGGCCTAACTTGGTTCTGGATCTATTCTGAGAAGTCCTGTAGATGTCAACTTTCAGAGCCTGGGTAGTCCACACATTAGTATTGGGATTGAATCCGATAGAAGAATCACTCGGAACAATTTCATACTTATCAACACCTACCAGTTTCTTCAGACTAAAGATGGCACCGTACTGAGCATTTCCGTATGTGGCGATAACCTTAATTTGAGCTGTGTCGGCCTTCAGTTTCTTAACAGTAACCTTATTTCCAACCAGTTCATATTCAACTTTGGTAAAGTCTGCTTCAACGCTCCAAGTGACATTATTATCAATCACCATATCACCCATATAAAGGTGAGCATTGGTAACAGCATATCCTGAGATAAGTTCATCGGCACCATTATATAACATGGAGTCGTTTTCGTTATCAAGATCTACTCTGAAATTGTCCTTACCACTGCTTACAATAGGAACAGTCTCCAGGTCAACAATATTATTGATACTATCTTTCAGAATAATCTCAATCTCAACAACATCCTTAATGACGCTCTCAGGAATTACGGCACCAGGATTGATATTGGTAATGGTCTCTCCCTTACGATAAGAGAGAGTCATTCCAGTACCACTCAAACCGCTTGAAGGCAGCTTGGTACGACTACCATTCTGGGCGGTCTTGTAAATATCAACCGTAATGCTATTTGGTGTCAGCACTCCAGTATTCGGATTCTTCGATATAGACTTTGTGCTAAGCGAAATTTCGTATTTATCTGTACCTTCCAGTCTTGTGACAGACATTCTGGCCCTGTAGAGTGTGCCGTCATACGTAACACCGACATCAACATGACCACCACTGCGAGACGTAACATCCGTAATGGTAATCACATTATTAGTGACATTACCTGAACAGCCTACCCAGCCATCGCCAACAACCTGGAGATTGATATTTCCAGCATATTCATTACCGTTTACATATAGTGTGGCCTTAGATACTGGGTTATCAGAAATCTTGTGTCCTGCACCATCATAAAGGATAGAATCGTTTTCATTGTCGAGATCCAAATGAACAGCGTCTGGAGTTGATGGCATATCAAGTACCCAGTAAGTTGTATTGGCAACCTGAGGTCTCAAAATGATATATGCACCATTATTCTGAGTGATAAAGTGCAATCCGTTATTAGTAAGACACTGGAGAGGTGGAATGCCCTCACACTCAACCAAACAGCGATACATACCACCAGCAAAGTTGACATAAGAACCAGGAGTATAAAGAGTATAGGAATTCCAGTGGCCCATAGCAACAACGCTTGCTCCATCCTTACCGTCCTTACCGTCCTTTCCATCCTTACCGTCTTTACCATCTTTTCCGTCCTTACCGTCTTGACCATCAGTACCATTAACGAGTGCTGGAATAGTCTCTGCATCAATGACTACGCTGCCTTGTTTCAAAAGGACTTCAATACCAGATGTCTTGAACTCATTAACCGGAATCGTACCACCAGGATTAAGAGACTTGGTGACAGAATTAATTGTATAAGTCAGCGCAAATCCTTCTGGAAGATCATTTGTTCCAAGCTTGACGCGGCTTCTGTTTTGTGAGGTTTTGTAGATGTCAATCTTGATGTTTCCAGTAACCCACTGAGAAGTATTTGGATCATATTTAATAGCAGTCTCACTGCAAATGATGTCATATTTATCAACACCCTTCAGTTTCTTAACAGTGAACTTGGCTTCATAGTCATTACCACCGTAGCTGGCCTTTATGATAAGATAACCGCCATCACCAGTGACATTGGTTATGATATATTGTGGGCCGGTGCTGTTTGTTGTAACGTTTACGCTTTGCTTGACAGACCATGTAGCCTGATTGGTGATGTCCGTCATTCCAAGATAGAGATGAGCATTCGTAATGGCATTTCCAGAAATCAATTCGTCGCTACCATTATAGAGCATAGAGTCGTTTTCATTATCAAGATCGATCATGATAACGCTCTCACCATCCATGAGGACACCAACACTCTGGGAATCCAATATCACACCATCACTCTTGGCAATAACGAAATGGATGAACGATTCCAGTGTACTTAGTGGTGTCAACTCTCCGCTTGCCAGTGTTCCTGTTGCAGCAGCAATAGTTTTAACAACTTTATCGTACCCATAATAAATCGTAATGCCCTCCTGAGTTTGCGCCTGCTGAGGTGTCAGAACGGTATTTTTTACGACATCATCCTCAACATACGACTTGCGAACTGATGCGCCAACAGTAGTCGGAGCAAATGTTCCATCATGACTCTTTTTCAGAATATTGACGCTTGGGACCACATTATATACAACTGGAGACTTACCATCAGCACCAGGACGTACCTTGTCAACATGGATGTTTGAAACGCGAGTCTCAGAGCCATCAGCACTTACCAAAGTAACAACAATTACGTTATTGTCTTTGGCAGTATTCTTGAATCCAGTAACAGTCAAAACTGCCTCTGTGTTGTTGACACCGCCAAACAGCAGAGAGAAGTTCAAATCGTCGTTCTCTGCTTTACTATTCTGGGTATCCAAGGCAACAGTATTCGGACCAACATACAGCCTACCAGTCGTAGAATAACTCTGACCAGCAATCGCGTTACCATCAGAATCGCAAAGGAAGTGAATATTGGTATCATCGAACCAGGCAGTCATTGTGTCATGACCGTCTTCACCATTCTTACCATCTGATACTCTTGGGACATACTCCTTGTCTTTGACATTTCCTTCAGCATCTTTCAGGAGAATATCAAGTCCAGACTCACTAAAATGATCTTTTGTACGGATCTTAAGGCCATTATAACCTCTTAATCCATTATATTCGATGTATCCTAATTCAGATTCCTCAGTAAGCGTCAAATATTCGCCATTCTTGATGACGTATGCATAGACCTCCAGATATTCTGGGAAGTATTTTCCAGTTTGCGGATTGTAATGAACTGTGCCATATTCAGGCTCCAGAACGTACTTATCCTGGCCATACAATTTCACACATGTAAATGTACGGAGATAGAACTGACCATGATAGATTGCCTTAATGACAACCTGAGCACGGTCTGCACTCATACTGGTGATTCTGTAGTTACCGTCATCATCAAATGAAACATGACATCCAACAACATGGTCAACACCCCACTCAACACCGTCCGAATGATACAACTGCCTTGTACCAAAGAAGAACTGGGCTGTTGTGGTTGGCAAATCTTCCAGAGGATTTCCAGCCATATCAGTAATAACGGAATCTGTATCATTCGTCAAATTGATGAATACTGGAGTATCACCGTCCTGTCCGTCACGGCCATCTTTACCGTCCTCACCATCTATACCATCGCGTCCGTCACGAACATAGTACATCCAGTGCGTAGTGTCTTCTTCTGTACCGCACAAAATATACATATCGTTCTCGTCTTTGAGGTATTTATTGTCAACACCGTCTTTCAGGATTGCGTGAGGCGGTTTGTTGGTATTGTCAACAACACAACTATAAAGGACTTCACCTAAACGAACAATATCGCCGACAACGTAGTTTTCTTCAGAATCCCAGTGGCCTTTGATGGTCAAATCCCTACCGTCACGTCCATCTTGGCCATCCTGACCATCAGCAACCAAAGGAATATCCTCTGTGTCCTGAATACGACCATCATTGTCAATAAGGGTAAAGACAAGGTGCCTGTCAGTAAACGTATCGTTCTGTATGATTACAGTAACTGGCGAGAATTGTGGTGTCTGCTGACCAGCATAAACGATTTTTGCCACATTCAGAGCACTGGTACACTCAACGGGATCTTCACCAAAACGCTTACAGTAAGCACGAACAGTAATGCTATTAGGATTGTAATTGCCCAGCTTGTCTCTCACAATTGTGTTGACACTGGTCTGCAAATAATACTTCTCCTGACCAAACAGCTTTCTGAACGTAAATGTCTTGATGTATGAGTGGCCCTTGTAAGCACCAATAATGGTGACAATGGCCACATCTGCTGTCATGTTTGAAGTGGTAACGACACCATTTTCGTCAATGACAGCATCACAGCCATTACCGCTACAGTTCCAAGTAATCTGTGAATTCGGAACTTTAGTCAACTGATAATACAATTCAGCCGTAGTGGTTGGGTACTCTTCATCTGGAGCAATATTTCCGTCTGAGTCAGTACAAATAGCATCAGTATCGTTTGTCAAGTTTATAGTGACAGAACCAATACCATTAATACCATCTTGAACCAAAGGAATCTCTTCCATATCACCCAGTTTCGGAGTGCTGGAGTTATCAAACAGTTCGAATTTCAGTCTACCATTTGTGAATGCCGACATCGAATTGGTATTGACAGACATTCCAGAATAATAGGTCTGGTCATTGAACTTGATAAATCCCAAATTGCTGGTCGAAGTTACCTCTTTGCGCTCACCGTTCTTAATACAGTAAGCACGAACTACCAGAACCTGAGGCTCAAACTGTCCTTGGCCATCATTAGCATTCGGATCGTATTTAATAACGTCTGCTGATGGTTCCAGGATATACTTGTTGGCACCAAACAACTTACTGAATGTGAAGAGTTTGGTGTATGTATAATTATTGTAGGTAGCACTGATAGTTACAACGGCCTTGTCTTTGGTCATATTAGATGTGACCACTGTTCCGCTTTCTGGAGCAATAGTAGCAGAACAACCATCAGCCGATACACCCCAAGTAATGCCAGAAGTAATCTGAACACTGCCTCGATATAACTGTGCTTTTGTGGTTGGGTAAACAGTACCTGGAGCAATCACACCATTAATATCGGTAATGATTGAGTCAGAATCGTTCGTAAGGTTGATGTAAATGGCATCTTCACCCTGAATTTCATTCTGCAAATCAATCAGAAGATCCCAGTCCTCACTTATATTGTTTTGGTCTGGATCTGATAAAATGTAAGCACCGTTTTTGTCCTGAGCGTATTTCTCAACACCGTTTTCAACGAACTTCAGAATGCCTCTTGGTGGATTTGATGTCTGCTTATTACTCAGATATAAAATACCACCAAGATTTACGATAGACTGTGCTGGATATGGCGTTTTTGAAGATTCCCAGTGGCCCATTGATTGAATGGTCTGTGCATACACAACAGCCAGCCAGTTCGGATTATCCAGACTGGGCTCACTTCCAATAAGGCCATGATGAACGCCATGCTCATCGATTTCGTCCTCTCTTACCAAAAGCCAGAGCGAACCATTCCAATATACACGGTCTTTATAGAAATATTCTGTATTTGGATCCCAGACACCCTGATCGTAATAATCAATAATGTCTCGTCCATGAGAGTCAACTTGTCTCAGAATACCGGTGTGCAAAATATCACCATCGATATAGAAGAGGTATGTTGATGCTTCACGGGCCAATGGATTCGGATCATCCTGAGTATCAAAGTTAGCAAGAATGGAGAGGTCTCCAAACTGCATTCCGATATTCTCGAATTTGAATTCCCAGGTATTTTGACCACGCAACATACGGGTGTATGCTGGAGTCATATAAGTTGCATTCTGACGATCTGTCTTTGTGAAGTTACCGTATGCAACGAATGTCATGAACTCCTGCGGATGAATTGTTTTGTTCCAACGAGTGCTGACCGGACGGAGTGCATAAGTGAAGACTTTTCTGTAATACTTCACATTATCCACCTCAGTTATATCTGTAACACTGGTGATGCGGAAATACGAAGTACAGAAGCCAGCAAATGTCCTGTTACCAAATCCATCGTCCGTTGTAGCGGTCTCATTGACATTGGCATTATTGTAATCATGGAAGATACCCATACAAATATCATCCACCTGAACATTTCCTACCTCACCCTCTTCCAACTTAAGAGTGACTGTTCCAGTCATACCGTCATCATTAACGACAACGGATTCGATGATACCGCCACCTGGTGCTCTCCATGAATCACCAGCCAATACTTCAACGCGGTTATATCTCAATTCTGGGACTTCCAGGAATCTCCTGATGATAAGGCTTTCAAATTCACCATTACCATATTCATCGATCTTGGCACCAATACCAGTAATACCAGTCTGATAAAGACCAATCTGGAGACCCTTCATCATGTAGGCAATACCATTAGATTTGATTCCTGCCAAGAAAGTAATCATTCCAAGAGCTTCGTCATCGAATATCTTGGAAATGTAAGCGTCTGAACCATGTTCTCTGAACAGGCCCTTCATACTGTCCGCTGTCAGGTATCCCTCCAGTGCATCCCTCAAATGTGAAATGTCAATCTGGAAGTCTGAATTCGAACTAAGCAGAGTCCAAAGGTTCGTAGCAGTCAGAAGAGCACCATCACCACCAGCACCTTGAACAGCTTCAGCAACAAGAAGTGCTGCCAAGGTCTTAAATGGAACCCTGTATTTCTTCTCGTTGGCCTCGTCGTACAAAAAGATTCCATCTGAATTGCTGATAACACCACCAGACGGTTCGCCTGCTATGGCATCACCAATCGTATTCACAATGTCACCAACACCTTTTTGCATCTTCTCATAAAGAGACTGTCCGGTTTCAGTAAACATCGGTGTTTCGACACTGGAGCCTTCAACAACGTAATTATGGTAAACGTCTGCACTTATAAGGGTACTGAGGGCACTCTCCAGAATGCTCTTCATCAATGATTCCTTGGTGGAACCCTTCTTGAATTCTGCTGCTGCCATTATTTTGCTATTTTTACTTTCTTCGACATTATCTTTGGTAATTCGCCTGAAAGGGCACCGATTTGTGGGCCAGTAGAAAGCGGCTGCGGACCAATCTGAGTGGCCGTCAAAGCGGAGGCGAGATAGCTGAACAATTTACTGAGTAGAGTGTTCAATTCTGAGAATAAAACTGCATTGTCAGCAGCCTCTCCCACTATCACATTTCCACCGCTGTCAACCGTTATCTGGGCACTGTCAGACCCACCGATCTTTGTGGACTGCCCTTTACTATCAATAGTCACAGTCGTTCCATTGGCGTTTATGTCAATTTTGCCAGAACCGTCCATCACAATGGTCAAATTATCGCCAATCTGGAGTGTCCGTTTTGTGTTCTCTGTTGTCAGAGTTGTCTTCTCTCCGATTTGCTCAACAATTTTATCTTTGGTGACTTTTCGAGAGACAGTTCCGTCTTGATTTTTAGTTTCGTCATCGCCTTCCTTATCGTGTTCCGTCACAATATCTGTGATAGAATCCTTATCATAGTAAGTGTGCGCTGAGCTTCCAGTCTTTTCAAGATTATCGAAATCCTTATCGTCATCTTGGTCTTCTACGAATTCATCAGTCTCAGTAACACCAATACTGGCTTTCTGATGGGAATTCATTTGGATGACATCTACGTGGGAGAATGAAATAACGTATTCTTCCTGAGAAGCTGGGTCCTGAACGATAACGACCTCAGAATACAATTGTGGCACCAACAAAACACCAGACTTGTTATTCTGGATGGCTGAAATCCTGACATGTTCATGAAGACCCACATCAGCTTTTTCGTCATCATAATTCTTGTTGAACTCTTGAACATCAATGGTCCCCTCCCATTCGTCACCTTCAGGATAGACATTACAAACATATCCGACAGTCCTTCCAGAATATAGAGGATTGCCGTGTTTATCAAGAAGTTTCTTTCCTGCAATATTTTGGATGCCCTCAGCAAGCTTTCTTGACTCAGCTAAAAAATCTCCTTCGTACATATTACTTGATGACTTTTACGTTATCAAAAACCTTAATTCTGTATGGCAAAGTGATCTCTTGCCTATATCCATTAACACCGAATTTTGTGTTGACTTCCTCAACGACATAGAATCCCTGGCGAGCTGGTTGTCTGATGTCAACTAACGCAATAATTGATGTCGGAACAATATCTCGTCCGCCAAATATTGTCAATTTTCCAGTTACACCGCTTGGATTGAAATTCTCATAATATTCGATGGCCTCACGCTTCAATTCATCTTTTGTAAGACCCCATTTCTTTGCCATATATGGGTATCTGGAGTAGTTCTTCAGGTCTGCCACTTTGTTTTGAACAGTCTCACGCGAACCCTTTTTTCTCTTGCCTTTGCGGTTTGAAGTCCAATCCTTATCATTGATGAATTGGTACTTCTCCACAGAATTGTTCTGAGGAGACCACTCTGGATTCAATCTGAGCGAGAATTTGCAGTGGTAGTTCTGACCATTCTCAACCTTCCAGCCTTCTGCATCGATAATAACGAACTTCTTATCAACCTCCATGATTGAAAGTCCATCATCCGCAATATCCCAGTCGGAATAAATCACTGGAATACCATCACCTTCTGGGTGGTACATTACGGAATCAGCGGTATCAGTGGCTGTTGTTGACATATAAGTACGTCCAATCGAAAGTCTAAAAATGCCATCATCACAGCGACGCATGAAGCACACCAGACCACTTTTTGACCACTCATGAAGTACATCGGCAACAGTTATATGGTGCGTGACATTGACTGCGCCCACATTGATGTCTTGTTTAGAAACATCTGGATGTAGTTCAATTCCAGTTCCGTTGAGCCAATCATATTTGCCACCAGCATCAAAGAAATCCATTACTTTGCGATTTCCCTTGGAGAGGACATCATCACAGCTCACGGTCTTGAAAACGTAAGCCAAATCCTCGCACCTCAATTCAATTGGTGACTGAGGTGAAATTCCAGTGATATATCCAGAAAACACAAGATTCAGACACTTGTGGTCTTCATATTCGTCTATTTTTTCTGCAACAAGTGGGTCCTGGGTGTATCCGCAACGAATTTCGATACGGTCACCATTTGAGAACATACTTGGCTCAACTGGCTTTCCAGATTCCGTAGAAGTCGTAAGCAGAATACCGATAGAATTAACGTGGTCTGGCTCATACAAAGATGTATCGCCCACTTTGTTTGCATCAGAACTCACATCATTATCTACTTTGGCTTCTGGACTTTCTGTTTTCATGTCAGTCGCAATCTGAGGGTCTTGGGCCTCAGTATTTTGATTGACAGCAGCACTGGTCACTACCTTTTTGATAATTGAACCCTTTGGAATCACAATAGATGCCGTACTGATGACGTTTTTATATGAACTGTTGACAGTCAGAGACTCGACTTCATGGAGAACCATTTTACATTCTCCCTTGGATGGTGCTGGCTGTATTCCTTTGGCTGCTGGATCCCAGATTTTGATTTGACACACAAGAATATCTGGTGCCTGGTCAACATATTTCTTAGCGTCATCACCTTCGAGGAATCGTTCCCCTCCAGTGTGACGCATACCAATACCGATTTTCGGGGTCTCATAACCGGTAACTATGCCCTGTGCAATCTCAACTCCATTATCGTTTGCCATTACATTAATCCGATTAAGTTGTTAATACCCTGATCTGCGGCCTTGTTAATTGTATCAAGAGCACCATTTTGTAAGCCTTCCAGTTTCTTCTGAATGAGTTTAGCCCACATGCTGCGCTCTTTCTTCTCAGCTTCCTGGATGCTGTAATCTATGATACTAATGGTGTCAGCTTCGATCTTGGTTTCTTTGTCTGGCATAACACCAACAGCAGAGAAAGTATAGTCCTGAGTGTTGTCGGCAAATCCCTGGCGAGGACTCAGAGACCATCCAGTAATGATGAATTTGTCGATACCCAAGATGTCAAGTATGTAGTGATTACAATAGACAATTCCTTTGTAATCCATAATTTGCTTGAATTTTTGAACTTCTGCCTCAGGATAAACGCCTGGGACACCAGATACCATCTTTCCGCTTACTGAGAATTTAACATCACCATTTCCGATGATTTCTTTACGGGTATAGTCACGGCCCTGAACTGGAGTCAGAAGAACATTCTTGTCGGAATTAATCTGAGGAATAGCAACAGGATCAAACCACACCAGCATATCGGTTGTAGCTGGGATATTGACGGATTGGCTGTCTTGTGAGTAAGTTGTCACTTTATTCAATCCAGCGGACTTATTGCCACGCATATTCTTGTTGACCTTATAACTTATGGGATTTTCCAATTTAATACCCATAACAAAGGCTTCTGGGCAGTATTCACCATAGTTATTGATAGCTGGAATGAAATCCTGACCACCGCCATCACGGTTTACCTGAAGCATACCGTAATGTTTTTCCCTGACCTTGTTTGCGTAATCATCAATAAGGACAGTCCAAGCAGAACCTTCCATACCCTGAGTTTTTCCCTTCAAGAACTTCTTCAGCTCTTTCATGGCATACTCTTTAGCGTACTGGGCAGCTGCTCTCAGAATCGGTGCTGTATGAGTCAAAATAAAATTGGCACCAGGTTGATAGTTGTAATAATACTCAATCTTTTGGCCCTTTCTTTTTCCAGTGACACCAAGGACACCCTGCAACCAGTTATTACCCATACTCATGGCACTGGTTGCTACTCCATTGGTGACATTATATCCAAGATTTCCGAAAAAATTCATATATCTTATTTATTTTTGATTATACTTGACTTCCATTTCCAGCATCGGGCATGGCACCTATCTGAGTCTGGGCGGTTGCGACAGCCTGAGTAACTGCATGAATCACTCTTGGCATAATCTGATCAGCTACCTTCTTTTCGTCTGCACTCAGGAACTCATTCTTATCGAAGTTACATAGATTCTCGATATTGAAGACAATCTGAGTAGGACGGGCAGTTGGACGCTGGTACTTGTTTGAATATCCAGACTGATCGATCTGATAAGGATTCGTCTTGCCATTGTTGCCTCCAGATGGGTTGTTGTTACCCAAAGGATTATTCTTTCCATTAGTACCACCGTTACCCTTATTGGTGTCCTCAAAATTGAGACCCATGCGTTTTCTATACCAAGAAACAACAGCATCAATATCTTTCTTCTGCTTACTTCTGCTGCCATTGGTAAGGCTGAACTGAGATGGATCGATACCATTTTCAAGAGCGTAAGCTTGTCCCTTTTCTTTAAGCCACTGAGACTGTTCCTTAGATAGTTTAGAACCAACACCGAAACCACCCATATTGGCACCCAGACTGTCAATCGTAACACCTTCTGGGAGATCGCCATTGGCAGCTGCAAGTTTAGCAGCCTGGAGAGACAACAGCAAGAACGAACCGACTGTATCACTAACCTTAAGTTTGAATGCCTGAATCTTAGCAAGATATTCCTGGAAGCTCAATTGGCCATCATGAATCTGGAGATTCAGCTGAACCATTTGGTCTTCCATATTGATTCCAGTAAATGTAATGCCACCTACTGACCTCTGAAGCCAATAAACACGCTTTGCAACTTCATTATCAGCCAATTTGTCAAGCTGTTCGATGGCCAGATATTTTTGCATTACTGGGTTGTCCTCACCATTCAGCATGTCGGTGAGGTTTTCAACAATAGCGTATTTGAATTCAAAGCTATTGTAACGTCTTGCAGCAGACATATTGCCAATCTGCTCACCAGTCATATTACGGATGCTTTCATCACTGCTTCCAGGACGATATGCATCAATAATCTTCATGGCATTCGCTCTTGCGCTCTTGAATGCCTCAATACGCTTATCCTTGTCTTCAATAGAAGCTGCTTTACCGAATAATTTCAGGATCCTGTCTCTTGCACCTGTATAATCGGATGAATTGACTGCATCCATCGTTATTGCGTATCTCGCTGCTATTGCCTGGGCATTCTTGGTACTATTCGGAATATATCCAACTTTGCCCATATTCTTTGGAACACCAAATCCTGCGTCTCTTCTGAAATTCTCAAATGAATATGCGCCACCAGTTGCAGGAGCAACAAATTGATCATAAATTGACTTAACATACTCCAGTGGAGCACGTTTCATCATGTCGGCATCAAACAATTGAGAGTAACCCCTTGTGTGACGGAACATCGGATTACTAATCCACCTTCTACCAACAACAGGCTTTCCCTTTTCATTCATAATCTGACCAACATTGACAATAGAACCGGTCTTTGTTCCCAGTTCCAACATATTGTCAGTCAAAGTATTATTGAGAATGCCGCTTGCATTATCTCTTATGCCCTGAGTTTCCTTGGATTTTTCATTGAATTTCTTGACGGCATTGTCTTTATCCTTAATATCCTTATAGATAAGACCAACCGTTGTCGCAATTCCTAAGATAGCAAGACCAACGGGACTTGTAACAGCTCCAGCAATACCACCGATAGCAGTTCCAAGACCACTCATGGCACCACCAGCCATAGAACCCAAGGCACCAAACGAACCAGCGGCCCTGGCAGCAGCAAAAGCACCCCTCAGGCCAACTGCACCACTGGCAGCACCAACAACAGCATTGCCAGCTCCGACAGCACCAAGGGCAATACCCATGTTTCTAACAACACGGTACAAACCTATGAATGGATTCAAGAGCAAACCAATCTGATTGAGTGCAAATTGCATTACCATCATGGCTTTAACAGCTCCTGGGAAAGTATTGTATATGTCAAGCCAAATCTTTGCAACAGTACCGAATGCGCTACCCATTGTCTTGACAAGCTCCATGATATTGTTCAGGTTCTCAGCAGCTTCAGGAGTCTTCAAATAATCCCTAACACTAATGAGCATTTCCTTCAACGAACCCTGGAACTTCTCAAACATCTGGACGTTATCCTCAGTAAATGCAGAAGTCACCTGAGCCCAAAGACCGGCAACTGTATTCTGCTTCTCCAAAGACAGACGCTCTGAGATACCAGAATCAAGACCAAGCTTCATGTCATCCCTGGTAGCCTTTACCTTATCCAGATTTCGAATAATCTGAGTAACACCAGCCATTGAGGTAACACGGAACATTCCAGAAACCAACTTGACAAGATTCTTATCATCGGCATGTTCTGACAAATCACTCAGAATGTCAACGATATTGCGAACGCTACCATCCTTATTGAATCTTTGGATACCCATAGCATCCCAGAGTTTCTTCTGCTTCTTGTTAGGATTGATGACGTTCTGGAGTGCCATACGGAGTGTAGTACCAGCCATAGAAGACTGGATACCAGCATTACCCATAACACCGATCATGGCCAGAGTTTCCTCAATGCCAAGACCAGCAGCACTGGCAATAGGAGCTGCATACTGCATAGCCTCTGCGGTCATCATCATATCGGTATTGAACCTTGTGAATGTCGTTGTGAGGTTGTCAGCAAGTTTCCTCATTTGCTGAGGATTCTTACCAAGACCAAATGCAGTCTGAATGTTCGTTATCTTATCTGCGGTTGTCTGAAGGTCATTATCACCAATCAGGGCAACATCAGCAATTGGACGAATTGAGTTGTTAATCTGTTCGACTGAGAGGCCAGCCATAGCCATGAATCGTGCTGCACCAGCAACTTCTGGAGCCGTAAACTTGGTATCCATACCGACTTTACGGATATTCTTCTCCATAGCACGGAAATTAGCTGGAGTGTATCCAGTCAACTTCTTGTTGGATTCCAGAATTGCCTTAACAGAGGCCATCGTGTTCTGATATTCGACAGCCTGCCTCATTGCATCACCAATAAGACCGAATGCGGCACCGATACCCATCATACCGACCATGCCCTTCGCCATACCGACGAAAGCTGGAGTCTGAACACCGAATGAGGTGTTACCGACTAACGGATACATTGATGCACCGCGACCTCTACCATAAGTACGCTGACCTACTGGCCCCCTTCTTCCAGATGAAGGCTGGGTAGTAGTTCCACCAATACCGCCTCCAGGTGGTTGAACGGTTGTACCACCACCATTGCGTCCAGTCCTGTAACGCGCACCAGCAGTTGCATTCAGATTAATGGTCTGATTGCGGAATTTCTGTATATGTCGTACAAACTCGTCAAATTTGGCCTTAGCCTGAGTAATATCGATTTTGACTTTGATGGGTGGAATCTTTGTCTTGAATGCTTCCAGATTCTTCTTTCGTGCTGCCTTGTCACCAAGTGTCGGAACAAGAGTAACTGGAAGTGTTAATTTTACTTTGGCCAGCTTAGATTTCAGAGACTCCGTACTAAACGTGAGTTTTGCAGGAATCTCAACAGCGTCTTTCTTTGTTACCCTTCTGGCTTTTGGTGTCTTCGGAGCTGTAGCAACAGTAGAAAGCGTAGTCTGGAGATCCTTGACACCCTTATTGATGTCATCCAGATACCCCTTAAATCCCTTGGCAGCACCAGCACCGCGAACTCGGACACTAATATTGGCCATTGACTGCAACTTCGTGAATTGCTCTTGAAGCGTAGTCAATTTGGCAACAGCATCATTGATATTGAGAGTTGCTGTATAAGTTATGGTCTTTGGTTTGCCCTTCTGGTCCGCAATAAGCTTACTCATTGAGCGAACCATCTTACGGGTAGCAGCAACTTTCTTCTCCATTTCCTCAGCAGACATGAGGAGAGGATTAGCCACAACACTATTTGAACCTACTACTGAAGCCTTTGATTTGTTTTCAGATATACGTTCATCAAGTGCTGCTTTTTTAGATGCGTAGTCCTTATTAAGGGCAGTGATTCTGTTCTTGAAATTATCTAATGCCTTCTGCAAACGGGCACCGCTTGCTGTCATCCAATTCTTGTCATTGGTTGCAGCAGCAATCGCCTTTCGTTCGTCTTCTGTAAATTGCTTTAGAACAGACTGTCTGAATTTGGATTTATCACCCTTTCCGACAATACCATTAGCAAAACGTTCATAGACATTAGAATAACTACTAAGTGTCTGTTGGCTTGATTTAAGAGCACTATTTAATTGCCTGATCTCAGAACTCGTTTTTTTAGCAGTACCTTGTATTCTTCCTACTTGTTTTTCTGCCAAAAACGCACTTGACTGAAGGCCACTAATATGTCTTTGCATGGCATTCATGTCACCAGCAAACATAGAATTAATGACCTTGTGGGCACCATTAAATGTTGAGATCAATGCACCCTGGAAAGCCTGCATCTGGGAAATAGGGCCAGACATATCCAGTTGCTTACCCAGGTTCTTACCAAGATTCTTAGCCGACTTGATGATTCGGTCTGCTGCAACGCTTGACTGTCTCAAACCGGCACCATACTTGGCCTGGAACTCTTCCATCATTCCAGTCAGACTACTCAAATTCTGGACGGCATTCTGGACGTTCGCTTGTACAAGATACTCAACAATATATTGCTTTACATCTGCCATAACTTACTTTTCTTTTAAATAGCTATTAAGAATGGAGCGCGTCAACTAAAACAGGCGCAATTTCACAATTACGCCTGAACTAAATACAATAATTTTATTCAAAAATATCAAGAAGTTGATGTCTCTGCAACGAATTTGATACTCTCAACATGATTTCCAGGTCTAACTTCGACTTCTGCTTTGAGTATAATGTTATTCTGGAGATCCTGCTCCAATGGTATCGTAATTTTCCTGTAATCAAGCTGGGCAGCACCTTTCAGACTGCTTCCAATTCCCATGTATGTATCTATTGCATCGTAAATCTCATTCATAATCGATTTGGCAATAGTCTGAGAAATCATACCAGTCTCAGGATCAATGTGGAGAGAATTGTTGCTTTGTCTGAGAAGAGTATTGCGTACAATTCTCTGAACCTTATTGATTGTGCGGCACCTCACCAATGTACTGTAGTCACGATTTCCAAGTGTCTTGTCGCTGGAGAAGAATGTCTCACCTATATATCCGTCTTTGTCCGTCAAGAAGACATATCCAGCAATATCCAGTGCATTTCTTCGGATATATCCTAATTTTTCCATCGGTGTGTAATCATCACCAAATCCAAGTTCAGCTTCTGGGATGATGTCCCTCAAACTAAACAAATAGTTATCTGCCAGACAATATTCAACTGGGCACAGTGTCATAACTCCAAGTGCTGCGCCAATACATCCAACTGGTGTTCCATTGACATTCTTGGCCTGCATTGCGTGAACTTGGTCACTTCTTTCCTGACCAAGTAACACTGTAAGTGCCGGAATATTGTATTCAGTGATGCTGGGAAGCGTCCTATAAGTGAACGTCTGATCATTTGGTTTGATATTTCCCAGGAGATAACCGCCATCTTCTTTTTTGAGTCTTTGGCCATGTTCATCCGTCAAATAAACAACTGTGTCAAGAAGCTGTGTTCTTGTAGGATTGGCACACACAAGGACATTGAATGGAATATCCAGGTCGTATTCTTCTGAATCTGGAGTCTCGCCTTTATATGGGAACAAATCCTCATTGAGTTGCGTAAAGAATGGAGAAATCAACTGATCACCATAGTATGCAAACATATCTTGTTCGGTCCAAAGTCCAAACTGGAAGATCTTTTTATTGGTGACTTGCATCATACGATTGAACACCTGGAAGTTCGATTTGCAATTTTCGAACACAACATAAATTGTGTGAGGTGAAGAATCCTTTGATGCCATCGTAAAGAAATGGTTCAAATGATAATAAGGAACACCATTCATAATTCCGTCCTCAGTAATTCCAGATGCTATTACGTCATCCATACTGGAAAGCTCGCAAATTCTTCCGTTTTCATAGTTCTGGCGGGCCAATGGGAATTTGCCAAAGACATTACTACGTTTTGAAATGTCAAACACCAGTCCACATACGGTCTCGTTGAAGATACCGATAATCTGGTTGCTCTTCTGAGAGTCTATTGTAAATCGATTTATTCCAGACATAATCCGTTTTATATTAAATAGATAAAAATGACCCACTACAAGTTAATGCAGTGGGCCTTTTCTTTATCCTCTGGGAGGTCTTGGTGTCGATTGTTGCTTCGGTGCTCCACCGCCTCCTCCAAGCATTCCCATCATGTTTGCCTGTTGAATCAGAACTTGCTGTGAGTGCATCCATTGGGCGTTTTCACTCCAGAATGCGAAACCCCACTCGTCCAATTCATCCAAGTTGACACCTGGGAAGTAATGCGCGATCAAAATGTACCTTTGCCTAAAAGCGTCGATGTCGCCATCACCGACTTTTAGGCTTTCGATAAATTTACGATCTTCGTATTACGTGCCTCGATAAGGACATTGAGGTTGGGCATAAGACCCATCAGGAACAGGTCATCGTCATCCAGAAGCTCCTTGTCACCGTCAATGAAACAGTCCTTTGCCAGATTCTTCTGGGCGATGATACTGTTGGCACTGTTGGTCATCATGAACTTCGAGAACGCCTTCATGTCTGGGTGTTTCATGTAGGCCACATAGAATGGCTTCTCACCATCGTCTGTGTTGCCTTCCACCACTACAGGAATGACACGTTTGATACTGGGATTCTTGGCCTTGATAGCCTCACACTTTGCTTTAATGGTCTCCTCCAGTTCCGGAGTGAGAATCAACTCATTTTCTGCCATAATTGTACAATTTTTATAAAAACGGTTTGATGTTTGTTGTCGTTAATAAATAGAATAAGGTAAAATCAGGTGGTTGATTAATCGGTATATAAAATTGAAAGAAGGCACCCGATTTGAGTGCCTTCCGTCCAAACTACCAAACATAAACCGTCGTGGTTAGTTGCCAGCATAAAGCTCGGCAGAGCGGTCAGTCTGTGCTGAAGAGTCCGTGAAGATACGGAACGGATGCAGGTCGTACTGCTTCGTGATGTTCGTATCGTTCTGGTTGGCCTCCATACCGTCTTCAGAGAAGAAGCAACCGGCAAGAGTAACGGCCTCCTCAGGAGTATTCTGCATGATGTCACTGATCCAGCTGACGATGAGGTCGAATTCTCCCAGCGACATCAGGGTTTTGCCTGTGTTGCTGTCGAGATTGCGGAGCATGATCATCGTTGCAACGTCAAGAGTGATGGATGCACTCAGCTCATTGTTACCGAAACCGCGAGAACGAGGCTGACCACCAAGACCGTAGTTAGTCTCAACGGTACGGGCTGCATTCCAGTTGATTGCGGTACAATTCACAAAGATGTCCTCACCTAAAGCAGGAGCCTGGAGCTCTATCATACTCCAGCTACATGCAACATGATTAATCTGTGCCATATTCTTTCTACTTTTTTAATTGGTTACGCACTTGTGCTGGTAGCGAAATGCTCAGTCACATTGATAATAGTGGTCGTACCTACTGGAACGATACTGAAATCGATGATGAGCTCGTCGTTCTTCAATATGTTCTGGTTGGCATCGATGGTCACTGTACGTCCGCTGATCTGAGAAACAGAGCTTCCAGGGTTCACCATACCGGTGTCGAGAGCACTGGTGATGAGGTTCTTGAACGTAGTGATCTGGGATGCAGAGAGCAATCCGGTAGATGCATTCACCTGAACAGGAGCGTTTACGTAAGGCAGAAGAGCCATGCGAACCAGACGGCGGGCCTTAGCCATTGTGCGGCAACGTGCGATGGTACGGAAGTCACCGTCACTCAGGGTTGCATCACCACTGAAGTAGATGCCATTCTCATAACCGTCGTAGTTGGTCAGCATAATGTAACCCTTCTGGACGATCTGGGTGTTACGCTTTGTATAGGTGAGCGTATCGATGTGGGTGAACGATGCTGTTGCAGCCCAAGCGATATTGGCACCCTCACCAGTAATTGCCAGATTACCGAAACCAAGCTCAGCAGACTGGCAGGCAGCGAACAAATTGTAGTTGTTCACATAACCGATAGAGTGCTGTACAGGAGCGACGGCCAGAACACCAAGAGCCATACCGATGTTACCAACGGGGCACTGGTTGTAGTTCTTCAGCTGCATAGCGTGAACGTCATCAGAGCTTTCCTGACCAAGAGAGATTGCCACGTAAGGACAATTGCTGATGGCATTAGGAAGCTTAGTCAGATCGATCTCCGTAATAGCAGTCTGACCATTTGTGATGTGACCAGGGTTAGCATTGATCACAACGACAACTTGGGCATTGCCATCATAGTTGACGTAGTTCTCACCCTGCTTCTTGATGCGACCACCCAGCTTCTCACAAACAGTCTCTACAGAGGCTACCCATGAATTGAGGCGATAGTCATCATTCACCTTGGTGAACAGCTCCTGCTCAGTCCAAAGACCGATGTGGAAGCACAGACCCTTGGCGGCAGTCTGCATGTCCTCGATAGCATTGAAGTTCGAGGTACAGTCAGCGAACATGATAAACAGACGCTGGCCAGATCCCGCAAGGGCGAAGAATTTCTCGATATGGTAGTAAGCAACACCGCCCAGGAGACCGTTTTCCTCAATACCAAGCTGAACGGCATCTTCCAGAGAGTTGATTTCAACTACCTGGCGATTACCAAGCTTGGCCTGAGCAACAGAGTATCCTGAGAACGGATTCTCGCGCCTACCAATATCGAACAAAAGACCACCGATGTTCTCGGAAGGTACGGTGTTGCTGGCGGTATAGCCATCAACGTTAGTCATAAAGACTCCACCATGTTTTGCCATATTGTTCTTCTTTTTTTAATTATTTGTGATACTTGTTCTTGTAGAGCTTAGCCTTACCGCGAACAGACTCTGGAGTGTTTGTTGTGAATACGCCACCCTTTGAGTCAATGTACAACTCAGCGTACTGAGGATACATCTTAAGAATCTCGTCTGCCTGACGGTCTTCTTCACTCGTCTCTTTCTTTGTGCCTTTCTTGGGAGCCTCTGCGACTTGCTGCTGCTCGTCCTTCTTCTCACCAGTTTCAGGTACTTCAGGAGTCTCAGGAGCATTGTTTTCCTGGTTGGCCTGCTCTTCACCTTCTGCCTTGGCTTCAGTTACGGGAGCCTCTGCGACTTGCTGCTGCTCGTCCTTCTTCTCCTTTTCTTCTGCGTTCTTTTTACTATTACGTGCCATAATCGTTCATATTTGGTTTGTTATGAAAAAAGCGGAGGAGAGCGTGTCCCCTCCGCTTTACCTATGCGACATCAGGTTGTTAAGAAACTACCTTCTGATAGTACGTCTTACCGGCGGCAGGAGCTGTGTCGGTGGTCAGAGTGTAAACATAGCTACCCTCAGAACCGCTGCGCTCGAACCAGCCTTCCTCCTTAGGATTCTTACCAGTTGTGCTCGAAACAGCTGTGTAGGTCACAGTTGCGCTCGATACATAAGGAGTCCAGATAACGATCTCACCAGGACGGACAATGTTCACGTCAACCTTCAGGAGCATCTTGAAGAAGTACAGCTCAGAGTTGTTCTGGAGCTTGTCGATCTGAAGAACGTTCTCGTCTGAAGCATAGTCAACGGCCATCCAGAGGTTAGAATCCATACCGTTGGTGAATACACCACCTACGATGGTATCCTTGGGAAGAGCGTTCAGAGTGATGATACGCTTACCCTTGAAACGGTACTGGTTCATTTCGGTATTGTCCGTGTACTTGACGGTCTTGTCGGTCAGGTACTGGTCGTACAGATCCCAGCTGTTCTGGTCCATAACGAAGACAAACGAAGCCTTCTTGCGGATCTTGGTCGGGGTCTTGCGCCACATGGTACGGAGAGCGGCCTCTACGTCTGCACCGGTAGAGAAAGCAGTCGTACCGGCAATAACAGCCTTGCGAGGATCCTTGTCACCGTCCAGACCGATGTTGTTGTCGAGGATACGCTTGATGGCACCATCGAAATACTTCATCGGACCAGCCTCTACCTCACCACCTACGTCCTCATAGTCATCGCCCTGAGGAGTTGTGATCTTAGAAGCAGAAGCACCACCCTTGGCCGACATCCAGATAGAATAGTCGATGTACTCGTTCTTGTTCTCCATCAGGAGGCGTACCATAACGGCCTGAATCTTCGGGTCGAGTGTACGGAAAACGAGGTTGCCATCGGGCTGGAACCACTTGTAATACTTCTCAAAGTCACGGGGGTTGAACTCAAAGTACACCATGAAGTCCTGAGGCTCCAGGAAACGCTCGGTGAACTTGTACTTACCCGTGTCGTTGCCGCTCTGGTCAGAGCTTGGGGTTGCAACGCGGTCCTGGATGATCTTACCCAACTGCACAAGAGGCAGAGTGTACTTCATCTGGACACCAGTCTTGATGTGAATCAGACCTTCCTTGTAGGTCTCATTCTCGGAGGCAGTATAAACGAGAAGGTCCTCCAGGAACTCACCAGAATACTGGTTGTCTTTAAACTGGAATGCACCGTCTGCACGAACACTGCTGATGTTTACTGTGTTAGGCATATTCTCTTTTCTTTTTTTAATGATTACTTTTTTATTTGGTCACACGCTTACTTCAGGTCGGTTACCTTCTTGAAGGCAAAACCATCAGGCAGCAGAGACTCAACATGAGCCTGGATCTTCTGCTCCTCGGTCAAGGCACCATCCTGAGCGGCCTGACGGTTCTCAGGAGCACCGGCAATCTGCTTAGACAGCTGCTGACGTGCGGGGATTGACTCCAAAGAGCTCTTCACCATGTCAAAGTTCTGCTCAGCCATTGCTACCCAACTTGCCTTTGCCTCGGCAGAAATCTTGCCAGCGGCAATTGCCTCGTCAATCATAGCATTGATAGCGGCTGTACGCTCAGCCTTTTCCTTGTCCTTGTAAGTCTGAAGCTCAGACTTAACTTCGTCGAGAGATTTCTGAAGGGAAGCACTGGTGGCCTTCTCAGCCTCATGCTTGATCTTCAGGTCGTTCAGTTCACTCTTAACTGTTGCCAGTTCATCGCTTGCCTTTTTCAGGTCAGCCTTGCCCTGCTTCAACTGAAGAATGGCATCGGAAACCTTTTCAAGCGAAACCTCGCCCTGGATACCCAGCTGCGAAGCGACTACTTTCAGTTCTTCCATTTTCTTTTGATTTATTTGTGAATTAATGTTATTGTCACCTTTCGGCTCTTTATCAGAAATAGCCGATTGTGGCTGCGGTTGGTAATTTTGGCCAAGAACCAGAGACATGATTGCCTGTACAGAAGCAGAATTAGTGTTACCCTTAACCGCTGCTGCAACCTTATCTTTAATGGTTTGTGGTGTTTCAATTACATGGTTGGCAGGAATGAAGCCCTGATCAACAGCATCCTGAGCTGTCAAGAATGTTCCATCGCAACCAGGCTGACCGTCCATGATTTCCTTAACCTTGTCCTCAGAGAAACCGAAACGCTTGCAATATACAGTCGTTATCTGTTTTTTGAAAGCTTCAATAATCTGGCGATTGTTAGGATCATCCATGTCTGCGCCCATCCAAGGATTGTGAATCATCAACAGTGAAAAATCGCTCATATAGAGCTTTTGACCAGCTGCCCAAATAACAGAACCCATTGATGCAGCAATACCGGCAATGGTTGTCCTGGTAGGAATCGGGCAATTGAGAATCTTCGTAAAGACTTTCATACCCTCTACAACATTGCCACCAGCAGAATTGATAAGAATATTGATCTCTGAAGGATTGATACAGTCAATAATGTACTGCAACTCTTCAAGGAAGCGGTCACAGCTCCACCATTCCACATCATCAAAGAACAAAATCTCTGCTGGTTCGCCCTGTTTAAGGCTACCGCGTACAAATTTCAATTCTTCTTTTGTCATAATTTCGTTTTTCTTTAAATAGTGAGTATTTGATTTCCTGTGTTGTTTTATGGCTCAGAAGGCACAGTGTCAGAGGTGTTTTCTGAATTTTCAGAAGAGTCTGGAGTTTCACCCCCATTGTCTTCTTCAATCTCTTTCTCACCACCTTCAGGCATTTCCCAATCTTCGTATGGATCAACTGGTTGTTCACCATCAACATCAATGAATTTTGAATGATCCTTGTGTAATTCAGGATGGTCATAATTGTCATGACCGTTCTGATTATAGTCTTCTTTTTGGTCACTATGATTAGTGTATGGTGGAAATACGATATATGTGTTTCTGAGCCATCTTGTAGCATAAATGCTTTCTTCTCGGAACCACACCTCATACGTAATCCAACATGGCTGAAGTCCATTATCAAAACTTTCTAATGGGTCCACATAAGTCAAATTGACTCGCTCAGAAAGAGCTGGGTATTTGTATTTCAGTTCTTGGATAAACTGATTAATAATTTGAGCTACATATTCGACTTCAGTTTCACGGTATTCAACAACATTACCATCTGCATCAAAAGTGTCTGGATCCTGATTGTTAAGTCGGTTCATGACAAATTTGATTTGCATATTAGCCCTACCCTCATTGATACGCTGCTGTTGTACCAAATACCTCCAATTCGTGAATTCAACAAATGCAGCTGGGAATCCAAGCGCATATTCTGAGTTACCACCTTTTCTGATGATACGCTCAAACTGACCGCGATTCATCATCACGGTCTTAAAAATCTTCTCGCTATTGGGATCATAGTAATCCCAACGAACCTGTTCTAGAATCTCCTTAATGGCATGATAAACGGCAATCAGTCCATTTTTGGGTATCTGAAGTTTCTCAGGAACAGGAATCTCCTGAGGATCGGTCTGCAATTTTTTCTTTGGTATAATCATACTATCGGTGTAAACAGTTCATCAAACAAATACAACTCAGAGAGAACCCATCCCTCTTCTCTTAAATAGGAAGAATGACCCATAAACTGTCGTTGTGGGACATGGTGATTTCTTGCAGCAATATTGGTTGCGCCAAAAAATTTGGGGTCATTATGAATTCCGGCATAGCAGACACCTTGGTTTCTTCTTGATGTACCATAAGCATTTGGGTTTGTACGCACAAGCCCTTTACCATCTACAACCTGGATGGACTTCATCATAGTACCTGTATCCCTCAGTATATGATTCGGATTTGTACCGAATTTACGTCTTTGTTTTATTGTGTATGGAGACAACTTCTTCCAAGGCTGTGAACCATAATTGCGAAATTTATTCTCCAAAAACGAACGCTTAAATACTTCAACAGCTTCTTTGGCCAATTTTACTTCAAATGTTAGGGCCTGCACTTTGATTTTTCTGGATGCGATATTTCTCAAATGCATTGCGGCCTGTTCCATTGTCACAGCAATACTACTTCCAGCCTGATTCGGGAACTCATTTACTTTACCCATCTTCTGAGCATTTCTAAGTCTCCACAAATCAAGTTGGCCAGTATTTGAATTTACATATTGTGGATGCGTAGCAGGAGTGATTGTCTTGCCTTGTGCATCCACAAAATGAGACGGACCAGAAAAATATTGTCTGGTAATTGGCTTGGTATGTCCTTTGGGAGCATTTCCTCGTCTGAAATTAAAGAACTTTCTTGGCATACCATTTCTCCTTTATTCGTTCAACATATCCAGCCAGTTTCTCCTTATGTTCTTTACGAACATTGAAATAAGGATGGCTCTTCCCAAATATCCTGCCACACTTTGCAAGACTCTCAGAGAATACATTATCAAGCTCTTTCGGCTTCTTAGGCACCTTATTATATATAGATGGCAATTTGTTCTCTACAGAATTTCCGTAAACGTCTTCGAGATAACAGCGGCACCCCCACTCAATTGGCGGTATCATCCAAGCTGGGAACAAATCCCTTGGTGCTGAGAAACCTTCCAGTTGACGATGCCAAGGACGCACCCTGTCATCGTTCATTGTCATATATGTCAGAACAGTTGCAGCTGAATAAAGAGTAACCCACTTCAAAGCAACACCAGCGGCATACTCAATATCGCTGTGTTCTACACTTGCATATCTCAAATGATACTTATTACTCAATTCTTCGTAATCAGCCATTCGTTCTGGATCATCCATATCGATTTCGTCTGGAAGCTCCATGAATGCCTGGTATTCTGCACATACTGAGAATTCTATGAGATTGTCGATACCAGCAACAAGCCTATCACGAATATCGCGGTCCTGCTGAGTGAGACTGTCATCTTCCAAATTCTCCAAAAGAGTAAGTGCATCTTCGACACTCAGATTTAAACCAGCCAACAGATAATTGATAGATAACTCCGCACGAAGCTCCATCAATTCATAAAGTGCCTGGTCAACATCTGCATCCAAATCGATACACTTGATGACTGCCATGAATGCTGCCAGAAGTTTCTTGGCTTCTGACTCATGCTTGGCCTTTTCATCTTCACTCAGGGAATTGTATATCTTAGAGAAGCAAACCCTGTTTCTTACTTCCCTTCGAGAAAATTTATCCTGGCATTTGTACCTCTGGGATGTCCGTAACGCTTGATATACTCTTCGTCCGACATGATTCCATGATCATTGTCACCCCAGCCACCTTCTCCAAGACCACCACCACCGGCAACACCGATGTTAAACTGTTCACCGACCTTAACACCAAATTCCTTATCGATGGTTTCTGGAGCCACTTCATATTTATCGGTCAGCATATTGAACAGCTTGATCTTGTTTTCGGTTGAAATCTCAATCTGGTTTGAATACTTGAAATAAACACCCTGCTTGATGAATCCAATTCGCTGGAGAGGTGGAATGATTTGCTCATTCATTATGTTCTCCACATAACGACGATTCTTTTTAATACGTGCGCGGTACACATCTTCATGAGTTTTGGCAGAACCAGCATACGCCTGCACCTCACCAGCAACAGACTCAGAACCAAGAATCAAATTCGACACATCCTGGTCAACATAATTAATAAGTCCCATAAAGACGCGCTCTGAATTTGAAACCGTGAACGTCTTGACATCAATAGTATCATCCATTCCTGTAACAAGAACTCGTTTCTCAGAACTCTTGGCAATGTCAGATGCCAACTTTCGCTTATCCTGGTCATTCTCAGATGGTGTCTTGCCATGAATGATTGGCTGTCCGTATGTGTGACCAAATCCAATATAGTTTCCTAATGTGAATTTCTTGGCCAAAACAATAGCCACCAAATTCGCAAGATAACCAAGACCACCTGTATTGATCAAAATATAGTTGTCTCTGTATTGTTCATTCTCCAAATCCCAGCCTGGAAGCCAAATACCCTGACGCTGGACGATACGGGACTGGTTCGGGAGCACATTTCGTCTCTCGATATTATTGACCTCAGCCAACTGCTTGACACCATTGATTTCAATGAATCGCGGCATAATCTCCAGACAAGTATAGCCGTATGCCCTGGAATCAACAACGCCCTGGATGATCTTTTCAAATTGAGAACCCTGAATTTTGTTTGATTCTTCATCATCACGTATCCAGCCACCCTTACCATCAGGAGTTGCCAGCATATATCTTTCATCTGTCAACTGGGATTCCAGTGTTTCACGTACTCCAGCAAGATGTGCGTCTTGAGTCACAATAGATTCATATAAATCAATGAGTCCTGAACGGTCATCAAGTATGGTGCCGTCATTGGTATAACTGACGGTACTTTTGAAACGATTATGCTTCATGATTTCAAAAACATAATCCTGGATGGTCTTCTTAATGGTCCTATACTCAGAAATGAGCGCGTCATCACTGAAAAACTGACCATGTGAATTCGTTTCGGTTCTTTTTCTCATGAGAATGATTCCTTTTTCTTGTAAATAGGATATTTTGAACCATGATGTTGGCTATAAAATGCCTAATTTTAGACAAAACTGATTGCGCAACTACATAAAAAACAGGCACTTGCGCAGATAGTTTTTCACAAATTCAAAATCTCGCAAATGCCTATAGAATAATAATGTATGTTAAATAAACAACGCACCATGCGGCACACATCCTATTTCATTAAAAACAGATTACCAAACATTAATTATTATGGTTACAGTAACAGATTTTTACGTATTAAAATTCCAGTATCAGGCAGAAGATGCCCAGACTGGTGACATGAAGAAGCAAAAGCAAGAGATCCTTGCTGAATGTGCCAATTACACGGATGCCGAAAAACTGGCATACGCTTTGATTCACGATGAACAGTGGGACAAGTACCAGCCAGTAAAACCAGAAATCGTCCGTCTGAAGATCAACGACCTTCACACCAACGATTGCATTATTGCTGAACCGGACCTCTTTGACGGATTCGCAGAAATGTACCTGGAGTCTCAGGAATTCCACTTCTATCAGATCAATCTTGATGACCCGTACACTGACGAAAACGGCAAGGAAAAGAAAAACAAAGTCTCGATGTTCATTCCTGCTGCAACCACTGGTGAAGCAGAAGCTTATGCCAAGAAACTTTATGAGGACGCAACCATCACTGCAACAAAGATCATGGCATTCACATCGGCATTCGTTCTTCCATCAACATTGGAATCTATTCGTAGGGAATACGCAAACATGTAAGATATGGACTTCAAACTGAACCGATTGGCCAAAGAACTAAAATGCGATGAGGTAGGAATCTCGGACGTGCCCACGCTGAAGTTCGGACATCTGGAGAACAAACAACTCGTCTTTAATGCCTCTGAATACCTCAGGACATTGGAACGCCAAGACGATTACAGAACGTTCTCCAGGGCCATGAGGTTCTGGATTGAGTCCCTTGCAAAAGGATATGGTGTCAGTACAGCTGAGTTGTTCTATGCTAATCCAAATGGTGACGAACTCTATCACGAAATACTCACTCACATATTCCTTATGTATGTTGACCCGACCATCATGGTCTATTATAATGACCTGGTGGATGACGTAATGACAAACGGAATAGCCTTCAGTGACAGTTTCGTAATGGAACTCGCACAATCAAGACTACCCGCTGAACTCTTTCAAAATTTAAGAAATGACAACAAGAAAAATAGCGGTATTTGACCCTCAACTCAAACTGATAGCGGTATCAAGCGGCATTAGTCAGTTGGCAAAACTGATGGGTGTCGGCACTGGTGAGATCAGTAGGGCAATCAGAGGCGAAAGGGTTTGCTGCAAGGGGTTCTACATCCGATATATCCCAAAAGACATCATGATAGATGTGGACGATATTGGAAATGACGAACTTCTGGAATTTGATCTTGAACAATGTGGTGTCGATAGAATGATTTATGCCACCAGAACTCAAAAGAAGACTGGAATACTTCTGGAGAGCGAATTCGTTAAGATACGTGGCAGTAAATACAAACACTACAGTTTCACAAATAAGGTCAAGCCTCGAAAAGTCAGAAAGCCCAAGCCTCCCAAAAAGAAATACCACAAATACAAAGAGAGTAACGATCCTTGGTAAAACAAAAAACAAAATCGAATATGAAAGTTATCGAAATTAAAACAGTAAACTCTGGCAAGCAACCGCTTCCAGTATATGCAACAGAACAAAGCGCAGGCATGGATTTAAGAGCCGACATCGAAGAGCCGGTTGTCCTGAAGCCTTTCTCTCGCGCCCTAATCCCAACAGGACTTCACATTCAGCTTCCTGCCGGTTATGAGGCTCAAATACGTCCACGTAGCGGCCTCGCATTGAAGCACGGAATCACCGTACTCAATACTCCAGGAACCGTTGATGCCGATTACAGAGGCGATATTGGGGTGATTCTGATCAACATGTCAGCTGAAACATTCACCGTTAATCCTGGAGAGCGTATTGCCCAGATGGTTATTTCAGAATACGTACAAGGTACATTGGTTCCTGTTGAGAGTCTGGAAACATCCGAACGTGGTGAAGATGGGTTCGGTCACACTGGAGTTAAGTGATAACTAAACATCAAACAACAAACATAATAAATATAATATGGATAAGAAAGCACCAATCCCAGTTAAATACTTCTCATTTGCTGAGGTCATAGATGGCCTCCAGAAAGGAAAAGTGTTCACACGATGGAACGATGGTAGCATCATTACGATGCAGATACCGGCAAACATCAAACCTGATGTAATTCCGAATATGCAGAGTCTCAATCCAAAGACAAAGGAACTCCTAAGTCTGAAGAAAGGACTTTACTACCATCACCAGGTTCTCAAAATCACTCCTATGGGTGACAAAGCAAAAGCAACATACTACCAGCCGACCTGGGAAGACATCTTCGCTAATGACTGGTTAGACCTCTGACGAAACCCTGTTCTCGTTCGTCGCCCCCGCTACCTCTTGTGTTGAAGTTCAAGGTGCGGGGGTTTTCTATGTCCTAAAAATCCTTTGTTAAATATTGTTTTATTTTGTGAGATTTTGTTTCGTTTTGCCAATTTTGCTTGATTTTGTTTTATTTTGTCTCTATCTTTGCACCCAAAACAAAACAGATACATTATGAGCAAGAAAAATCAATTGACAAAGACAGACTATCTCAGCGTAGAAGAATACCAAAGACTTGTGACTATGCTTCACAACGACAATGATATTCTTGGTGAGACCTATACCCGTGTTGCCAAAGGAACGGCACTTCGTATCTCAGATGTCCTGAAGCTTACGTGGAGCAAACTCTTGTCTGAGAAATTTGTCCTCAATGAGCAAAAGACTGGAAAAATGCGAAAAATCACTGTGTCAGAAAAGACACATAGCGCATTCAGGAGTCTATATGAACTCAATGGATCTCCAGACATGAGTTGCTTTGTGTTTTTCAATAAGAGAACCAACCGGCCATACACCAAACAATATATAAATCGATTAATGAAAGAGTGGAAGGACAAGTACAACATCCAAGTCGGAAACTTCTCCAGCCACTCTTTCAGAAAATCATTTGGCCGCGAATATTGGGACAAAAACAACTGTTCCGATAAAGCTCTGACGCTTCTAAGTGAGATCTATAATCACTCAGATGTCTCCATCACAAGGAGATACCTGGGAATTCGTGACGAAGAGGTGTCTGAAGTCTATGAAATGATAGAAGTATGAGATACGAAAAAATAGGCAAATGCAGGGTTTGTGGAGCCGAATATAGTGTGTTTTTCTATGAAAAGCGGTCTCTGATACGTCGGATTATGTTCCAAGAAGGCGTATGTGGAACTTGTGCCACCTGGATGTCACGCGAGATAGACCCCAGTGCCAAAGAAGAGGTTATCGGTGGTGTCGTTTACAAAGTGTATCCATATTGTCGAGAAAAAGAAGTCGGCGATTTCCTGGGTGGTAAAGGCCGCACAGTCGGAATCATGAATCTCAAAACACTTGCTACATATAAATCCAATGATGTCTGGGAAGTCGGCACACCACCGCCTGCATTCAGAACTCCAGACACGGCAATTTTCGTTGATAAATCACTGGTGACTCCTTTGAAAGACGGGCCATTTGAATGCCAAGGTAGATTATGTCTCGATAGATATACGTGCGCGTTCTATTTTAAAGAAAAAACAGAGCCAAATGGTCCTGCAAATAATATTCCGAAAAACTGGATAGATGGTAGTGAAAAATGCCAGTCATATCTTAATATTAACAAAATAAATAAACAGATCATGGAATGGAGAACAAAAAGGCAATGACAAAAAAGGAAATGGTGCAACTGTACAAAGACTATAATGTATTGGCACCAAGCGACCAAGCCCTTGGAAGGTTCGCAAAAATGATGGGCTACAATCGTAAGCGCGTCATGAAAAGTGGCAAAACAGAAATCTGGTACATCCAGAAAGAAAATTGATCAAAGGCAGAATTCCTTGTTCATCACAGTATTCACAATTTTAAATTTAAGAGTCATGAACAAGAATTTTTTCAAACCCAAATTCAGAATTCTCAAAATCTACAACCCTAAAGGACAATCTACGGGTTACATCGTTTCTGTATCTTATTGGTGGTTCCCAATCTGGATGACCGCACGTATTCCTCTTAAGACTTCTGACGGAAGAGACACAACAGCTCCAGCCATCTTCGACAAAGAAGAGGAGGCCAAAGAGTATATTGTTGGGCGATACAATATTATCACAGTAGAAAACTATGCAAAAAAGAACTGAGGAAATAGAACGGATTCTCAACGAAATCAGTGACAGTGTTTGTCCTCTGGATTCTCTGCTTCTCGTTCATCATGACGGACTGGAGAACCAGATCAGAACCATACTGTTATCGGAAGACAAAAGAAATCTCATAGCCTCTATCTGTGGCTGTATGGAGAGTAATGACGAAATGGGCAGTAACATGATCGATCTATTCTCGTCTGTCATTATATCTTTTGCAAAACAGAATCCGACATTTGCAACAAAGTTCATCACAACATTTAATTCTGTATTATATGGAGTGGATTTCGAAAAGTTTTGATAAGGAAACGCTCAGTTCGATTCTGAAGCATCCTGAGACTGCCAGAAAAAATGCCTGGTGGTTGTTCACTTCGTTCTTTTGGCACAAACTCAAAGAAGAGCTGTTCCAGATGTTTTATGAGGATGAAGATCCTGAACTAATTCCGGATTACGAAGAATTTGACATCGAAAATCAAACTATTCCTAATGAGATTCTGGAGACCATGCTTCAGTCAGCAGCTGAGGATTTTGTGTCGGCCATGAACAATGGTTTAGCCATCAAGATTAATGATAAGCCATATCGTGTTCCAAAGAGCGAAAACGTCTCTGTGGAAATCTTGACGAAAGAAATATTCAGATTCCCAGATATTGAAGCACCTGGTGATCCCGATGTCGCAAAAATCGTCAAGGCATGTATCTATGAGATTCAGGACAAGCACTTCCAGGAAGGTCAATTGTCAGAAATCGGTGAAGAAAACAAATTGAGTCGCACATTCTTCAAGAAATTAGTGTGGCTCACAGAAAAAACCGATGATGGCTGGGAACGTCTCACTGATATTGAGGCCGCTTGCTATGTGTGGGCTCTCCAGATGGCTAAATACGAAGGAAAATACGTCAAAGATGTTGCTGAGGCTGCTGCAAAGGCCCTGGAACGTATCAACAAAGATGTCGGAGATTTCACTTTGGAGGAAATCACAGACTGCTGGATACGTAGCTATGACTCTGCGATGGTTTCAATTGATACTCAGTTTTCGGCTACAAAGATGTTACAGTGGGCCAAAGACAACGGCCAAGAGTCAGTCGTAAGCCGTATCAGTGAAAAATCAGCTGACGATTATTGGTATATTCAAGGACTCAAAAGCTTTTTCTAATATGAAACGAGATCCAAGAGTATCAACAGAGCGAACCTGTAAAAACTGTGCCAAATTCAAACAACCGGCACCCAGGAAACATAAGAAATGCGTAGATTTGATTCTCCCATGTAGAGAGAGCTGGAGAGACGGATGCTGTCTCTGGTGGGAGAAGAAACCCTAACTTCGAGAACCGCTTTCTGCCTATTTACAATAAAAGGTATGAAAGCGGTTTTTAATAAATTAGGTCAGATTTTTACGACTTCTGAAGGGCGCGTAAGTAGTAAACGGGCCTGTGGTGTCGGTGGCTGGGTGTGTGCATTGTGGGTTATGATTCACTGTACACTGGAACATTCTGAGGCACCTGAAATTACCGAAGTCATAGTCATCGTATCTGCATCACTGATGGGTATCGGTGTTATAGAGCCTTACTTTCAATCAAAGAAACGTGCCCGTCATGACCGCCCTGAGCGCGAACACGAAGATCATCAAGATATGTAAGTAAGTGCTGAAGTGCTGCATTTGCGTCTTCAGGTGTCACAAAATAATTTCCTGAATTGTACCGTTGGTTGTGTTTCTCAGTCATGTTGTCTGCTTCACATCTAACGGTAAATTTATCTGTGATACTCCAGTACATCTGGCCAGGTTTTGATCTCGGCATGATCAGAACCGGCCTCATTTCCTTTGGATCCCAGTACCATCCAACCGCCTCAAATTCGGCCAGGGTCTTTTTCTTTTCGGAAATCTTCAGGATTCGGACTTCTGATTCCAAAATCTGAAACGAATAATATGCAAGGGTTTTGTCAAGACTGGCAGACAAGATAATTGACCTGGGTGCATCAAATTCGGTGATGATTCCTCTTACAACTGAACCACCAGATTTGACTTCGACCCATTCACCAGCTGACCACGAATGACTTCTGGTGAGTTTTCCATTATCGGATTTGATGTGATACCCAGATTTCATAAGTGCCGACATGAATTCTTTGGTTTCTGATTCGGTGGCCAGTCTGACATCGGTGTTTTGAGTATCGATGTCGAACAGATTTATCAAAAGATTCCTGTGCTGGGTGTCTGTGAAGTATGCATCAACACCAATCCAGTTGTATCGCACATACATCACATGGCCTATTGTATTGCCAAAAACAACAATATCGCCATCTTTTATGATTCTGCCTGTTTCCATATTCTGCGGATTATCAATTAGACTGCAAAGATACGAAAAATTCTTTATTTTGAGAGAGACTTAACCTGAATTAACGAAAAACCGTTCAAATCTTCCCAGACTTGAACGGAAACTACTAACTAAAAACCTAAAACTATAAATATTACTACTAACCTAAAACAATTTTAATATGAAAAAAACACATCCTCAGCCTCTGCTGCTCACTTATAAATAGCTTATGACTACTGGATGATGTTTTGAATCTGGTCCCAGAGTCCGTTTCTCCTGGCCCTGTCGCCCATAATCTTCAGAAGAGTCTTATAAGTGGCCAATTGAGACCCAAGATCGTCTTTTTCGAGGTCTGGAAGCTTCTCAAATGCGTCACTGTGGATATACCGATACAATTTGGCAGTCTTGGAATCCAGCCACAAGTATTCGGAAACCAAATCTTCTTTGTATTCACCATAAGAAGGTTCCATTGCCTCCTTATCGAAAATTTCTTTGTCTTCAATCATAATTACTTCACTGATAAAATCAAAACGTATTTGTCACCGGTCCTGGGAGTCTGGCCACGTCTTACGGTACGTACTTTGTGACACCCCAGGGCATCCAAAATAATCTCAGAGTCATCCGGCATCATCTGGAAGATCTGATTTTTCAATAGTTCTTTCTTTGTCATAAGATAAATTTTATAATGATGAATCCAATGATAAATAGAACTATCAGAAAATAATAAAGTAGAAATCTATAACTCTTCATCTTGTTTACCGAATTTACGTTCAACTATCACTTCATAAATAAAGACTGCCACGAAAGCCCATGAACCTATTCCCAACATCACAGACCAGATAACTGCTGCTGCATCATCTGAACGACTGTTGTATGATGGTCTCTTACGAAAATAACTACACACAAGCAGGAGCACCATCGTAACATATCCTGCCAAATATACAATCAATTCTGTACTCATCGTCTTTTGTCAGTTAGATACCATTCTATATATGAACACACATACGCGACACATAATATGATGTCGATAACAAAAGAGCCAGCAACGACTATCGTGGTTATGATATAGTCCAATCGATCCTGGAAAGTACATTTCTTCTTTTCGACCACATACAAAATGGCACAGTAGTTAATGATGGCACCAGCCAACCACACCAAAATAAAAATCACAGTCGTATTCATAATCATGCTTTAATTAGTTCTGGAATTTCATGTTCAACATTAAAATCCGATCTCTGAATCTCAAACAGGGCTTTTCCAATATATGATTTGGCCCTTTCGAGACGTTCAAGAAACCATTCCTCACTGTCTGTGTAAACCCTGCCTTTCTGACCGGCATCATTTACGATGTGCTTGCGAAGTGCTTCCACTTTTTCATTGCTGGACTTCAGTTGCTCAGCAATTTTCTTCTTTAAAATCTCATCAATCTCCATAATTTTAATTTTTATGTTTAACGTTTGTCATTTTTTGATATGCCTTGGTGTATTCCAAAGGAGTAATTGCATCGACCCTGGTGTCTCCAGTAATTTTTCTGAGGTATCGCCCAAACCCAATCGGATAATCTCCAAGTGATTTACAGAATCCGCACACTATCGGGAAATCGATGACAGATTCCATTCCAAGAGTGTCTGTGCCTGGTGCCTGGATCATCCCAAGAGTTGCCAGGGATTCAATAGCGGCCCTGGTGTCCTTCAGAGAGCGACCCATGATCGATGACAAGGCACCGGCAAATTTTGGGTCTCCAATGCCGTTTGGACTGCGGACTGGAAATCGATCCAAAATGTAGTAGAGAGAAAGCTCGTCCGCTGTCAGGAACGAGTGCAGTGGCAGCGTCGTTCGTCGGATGGCCAGCTCTGCCTCCGTCATGCGGGTCTCAGCCCTGCCGTCCTTGGTCCGCGATTTTTGCTGTTGATGTTGTTCCATATCGTTTTTTGTTTTAGAATTCGAAAATCAAAAATTTCCCCTAAGAACCCCTTAATATATAAACTGTCTTAGATTGTCTAAGTATATTTAAATTATTGTTTCGATTAATATAATTAAAAGACCTGGGAATATAATTTATATTGCTTACGCATAACTGGAAGTATGTCTCACTCGAATAAGAGAACACCTTGCTTTTTATCTGAAGTTCACGTGCGCGGACTCTTCTATTAAAAATATTCTCTTCTATATTATTCTCTCTTATATATGTTTGAGCCTGTCGAAAAATCGACACATTCCCGAAAAGTGTGTCGAAAAATCGACACATTCGGAAAATAATGTGTTTAAAAATCGACACATTCATTTTCATGACTTCTGAGATATTTTGCTGGAATTTTTTCCAAAAGGTGTCTATAATCATTTTTGAGCGAACCATATTTTATAAGTTTTCGTAATTCAATAGCCCCTTCATCTGAGACTTCATAAAGCAAATCATTGAGTTTGTTGAATACATCGTCGTTTATTTCGATCAGTTCAACATCATCATCCAGAGGAGTTGTGTAACGCAATATTTCCATATCGTACACAAGAGCGTCCAGTATTTCTTTGCAAACAATTCTGTTGCAGGCAGTCATTCTTGCAATTTTACTGTCATTACGAATGCATGATCCAAAAGCTTGAATGGTGGAGCGCACATAGTCAAATACCTTTGCTTCTTTTTGGAAGAATATGGTAATTAATCGTTTGTCATGTCCGTATCCATTCTTTTTGCTCATAAATAAATCATTCACTCGTTTTCTATTTTGATTTTTAGAAGCATCGCTTAAAGGCTTCCATGTACCCTTTCTCATGATGTAGGCGATTTAATGTACTTAACCACATATTTCATCAATTATGTTTTTGAGCACATCACAGCCACGCTCAGTATATTCGAGAGGACGTGCAGCAGCACTGAGTTGATTTTGATTCAGTGAAAGTACATGTGTCGAAGTCTCAATGATTCTCATACCGGCACCTCTTTCACGGCCAATTGCCTTGATGACATTGGGAAGATTATCAAAATCAATATTGACAACAATGGAAGACTTGTACATAGTGCATTTGATAAACCCAATATCTTCAAGTTCAAGAATCGTATTGATTACAAGTTTCCATTCAGAACGGTCTTTGAAATTTCGGTTGAGCCAAGATTCGCCTACATTAATAATATTACTTGCGACTGTTTTGTAGGCCGTTTCGCAAATCTTAAGCCATATTACGGTTTGAATAGGACTGAGGCAATTGAAGGAATCCCAGGCTATCAAACCAAATCCACCAGGCATTTTTCCGATGTTCTCTTTGTAGAATGCTCCGTACTTGGGAGCTTCCTCTCGATTTTTGATCATAATCTTAAATTTTAATTGAATGTAAATTGATTCTTTCTAAAAAATAGCTTCAGGAAATTGCGAGGTTGTTGAGACTTCCAGGTTTTTTATTTAAGTTGTGGTTTGATAACTTTTATTAAGTTATTACGAAGTTATTATTGAGTTGTTGCGAAGTTCCCAGGTGGTCAAAAGTGGTGGCCAAAAACGAGACTGCAAAAATAGGGCTCCCAGAAAATTTGGGATATGGTAAAAGTCGATTTTTGTAAAGATTTAGTGAATTTTTGGGGTGTTTTGGTGGGTTGTGTTAGTGTGCCTGACGGCCTGTGCTGCGCACCCAGTAAGTCTTGAAAAGTGCCAAATTTAGTCATGGTAGAATGGGAAGGAGAGTGTGAGAGGGCGTTTTGGTGGCCGAAAACGAGATTGCAAAAATTCGGGAAAATTTTGTGTGGGGTGCCCCGTCCGAAGGTGGTGGGGTGTTCGGTTTTTTTATTTTTTCGGTAGTGCCAAAACGTCTCGAAATGCCTTTATTTACTGATGTTTTTGAAAATATCGATGTAAAATATTTTTTGTTTCACTTTTATGATTAGTGAACCAATACACCTTATATATAATATATGAATAACTATCTGCGAAGTAAATTTCGTTTTGACTTTCGAAACACTTTTTAACAATTAAGATTTTGGGATTGAAAATCGTCTTTTCCCAGTCTGGACCGGTGTTTCAGCTCTTTTGGTCAGAGCGTGATGTCCACTCCCCACTCTTCAATCCTGTCAAAATTTTTTATTTTCCCAACTTTGAGTAAAAATTCTCAACACCCACTTTGCTCCCTACCAACAAATTTTGTCAAAATACTCGAAAATTTATTCAAAATATATTTATATACATATAAATATAAAAAATTAATTTTGATTTTCTCGAAAAAAACTTCGAAAAAAATTTGGAAGAAAAGATAATTACCACTCTCTTTGTTGATGTCATCGGACAAGTCCCCAGCGATACAGAGCGTATGGCACCCCGATGATAGAGTTCTTTACGTATTGCGACACGGCTCCTTTAGGAGCTAAGAGCAGCGTCCCTCGCTACTGACCCTTATAGGGTCACAAAGTAGAGCACCAACTGCTAAATGCGCTTCTCTCGAAGAGAGAACAAGTCCCGTAGAAGCGCACTAAAGTTCTTGTGGAACTTTAGCGGATGACCGACAACATGCATTCAGCCCCACATAGCGGGCGCGAGAGAGAGCAACCAAATTTTAGAACTTGTTCTAAAATTGCAAAAGCAAGCCGTCCACAAGACAAAATGCTTGCATTTTGTAGTCCCACAAGGACAGGCAAGTCTTGCTTAGAAAGCAAGAGGAGCGAACACTGGTTGAGCAACACCCTATAAGGGTGCCAGTCGGGGGAACAACCCGAATAACTCTTTAAAGAGTTATCTGCTACGTAGCAGCAGTCCCAGCGAAGAAGTCGTTGCATACTCAGCTATGCTGAGTGTTGGTTGTCACAAGCCGGAAGAAATTGCCGTGACCATTCCTCTGGAATGAGAGCATAGGCTTCCGAAGCGAACGGACTGCTTGCAGAGGCTCAGTATGAGCCCTCACGGGTATGACTGAGAAACCCCAAACTGGGGTTTGACCGACTCCCTCTGTGAGCACAAAATTTTCAATTTTGTTTAACATTCATTCAGCCCTACGGCATCACGGTCAAGCCGCATTTTATGACAACACGCAAGAATAACAACCGCAAGCAGAGCAACGCAACACGTGTGAACAAAGCCGCCAAGACTGCAAAGCAGTCAGTACACACTTGGAATGCTGTCACCAGGGCTTTCCAAGAGCCTGCCAACCATAAGGTTGGACGAGACCTTTTGGAAGCTATGAACACTTTGGGTGTTCATGTGATGAGACTGGCAACCCTCAAGACCCCCGATTTCTTCACTGCATGGTGGGGTGGTCTGAAAGACCAGTCTGGCAACCCTCAGATGTTCAAGTCAGTCGGTTACAAGGTAACCGTCTGCGGTGAAGAGAAGCAGCTCTATACCCTCGAAGAGGGTGGTCTCTACAAAGCCGTCAAGGTCTATGAGAAGCGCACCATTCTGTCTACGACAGACAAGAACTTCGACAAGAGAGAGCACTTGGCTCCTACTACGGATGTAGTAGTCGATGGCTTGAAGCAGTGTGCCCTTTGCGACACTTGGGTAGCTAAAGCTAAGAAAGCCGAGAAGAATGCCCAGTCTATGACTGAGGGCTACGTCAATAACGGCACTGCTCAGCAGCCCGACTGGTGCCATGTTGCTCTTAGCAACAATGGCGAGTGGATTTTCACCGGTCTCGAAGAGAAGCCTGCCAAGAAGAGCACCAAGAAGTCCCTCAAAAAGGCTGCATAACCCTCATAGGGTTATCGAGAGTCCCACTGAAGAGTACGCTGAAAATTGCGACGAAACCGCCTCACTTTGTGGGGTGGTCTGGGAACACAAGTGACCACACTCCGACACACTGCAAAGGTGACTTTTGGGTGGAGTGCAAAGTATCACAAACTAAGCCCTACCGCAACACGGCAAGCGGATAACTATGCGGACAGTAGCAACTATGGGTGACATGTTCACCGAGGCACAGTTGCGCACTATCGAGAACCAAGTCAAAGCAGACCAGCGTCAAGGACTGCCTTTGCGGATAATGCGCAAAATGGCTGAAGCTGAGAAAGCTTTGGCAAAGGAAGAAATCGCTCAGGTTCGTGGGCGTGTACAGTGGGAACGCCACAAGAAGCAGGACGGACTTTGGAAATCAAAGCGTTCGTACAAGACCCAGGAAGAGGCTTGTCTGGACTTTGACAAAAGACTGGCAAAGCATCAGGAGTTCAAAGAGTCTCAAAGACCTTTGGAGTGTGGTTTTGGAATGTTCAATGCTGGCAAGGGCACCCGCACGAATAAGCGAGTGCGAGACCACGTAGGAGACAAGACTGGAAGTTATCTCCATGTCGTAAGGTTTGCAAATTCAAAAGTCACAATAGTGTGCAAATCGAAGAAAACTTTTTAACAATCAACAAAAGCAGTTGTAGCCGCTTTCAAGTGGGGCTACTATATCATCATGGCAAACGCTAAGAAGACCGCAGGAAAGACTGCAAAGCAAGAGATTAAGCCCGCAAGCAATAAGTTTGCAAGTATATTCACAGGTATGAGCGAGGATGAGGCAAAGACCGCATTTTCGGACATCAAGGCAGCTTACGACAGCCACGTCAAGATGCTAAAATCTCGCAACAAAGAGGCTAATCGTATGCAGAAGAGAGCCGACAAAATGGAGATTGTGCAGATTTCTCTGGCTGACAAAAAGGCTATCAAGAAGATGAAGTTCAAGTTCGTCGATTACTCTGAGAAGTGCTTTGTCCTGAGCACAGATGCGGACACCAAGTGTCTCATGGTGGCATTCAAGAAGCTGGGTGGCAAGTGGAATGGTCGCCTGAAGAACTGTGGTGGTGGCAGCTATGTGTTCTCTAAGGAGAAGAGCCTCGCCCAGGTTCAGAGAGAGCTTAGTGGATGTTTCTCATAAATTTCGGAGGACCGCAAAATGACAGTCGATGATAGGATAACCCTACTGTGCAAAGCAAGGGCAATCCTTGAAGGACATGAAAGGGTTTCAATAAGCAGAGCAACCGAGCTGGTGGTTCGTGTGCTCAATGATATGGTGAATGAACGAATGAATGCTTGTTCTGAGTAGCAATATGGCAGACACCCAGCTTTTCGAGGGCTGGGCAGGCGCAATCACAAATCTTTTTCTTATTGTTTAATTTAATCCACAAGATTATGAAACATCAATTCGGACCCAAGGGACAGACCTTGCTGCGTAACCTCATCGCAGGGCTAAATGAGGCAAAGAAGAAGTGGCAGGCACGTTATAACGATGCCGTGTCAGAGTTCGACAAGTACACTATCATCCAGCACATCAACCGGTGTTCTGAGGATATTGCTTGGTATTCACGTATTTTGAAGGAAGGAGTGCGCGTATGAAGACCAAGGAGTACAGTGTGGAGTCTATGAGCCACGTAGAGGATTTGAGAGACCGCCTTTTGGATACGTATTCAAGAGTCGAAATTGTCTCATGTGTCAAGAGAACCCTGAATGTCATCGTTCTGGTGGCAGTCGGATATTGATTTCGGGAGGACTTACTATGGATTGCAACTGGGTTAAGAGGAAAGCTTATGATGAAATCATGAGCATCTTCAGAATGATGGCAAATGTAGGTGTATCCATGTATGTGGTCCCTTTCAGAATGCAGGAACTTATGCGAGAGTACGACATTTCGAAATTCGAAGTGGACATGCTCAGGCGTGAGGTTTTGTACGAAATCAACTATAACATCATCTGATGTTCGAATTCGGAATTTGAGATTTGGAATTTTGAGAAACCTAATTTTGGTTAAAGATATGCTGACATTCACTAAAAAGTCGGGTCGTAGGACTCGCATGACGAGAATGGCTATTGAGAGCCACTGGGATGACTTCACTCAGAGGGTTGAAGCAATGTTGGTAACTTCGCAACTCGTTTCGAGGGCAACTCCGGACGGGTTCGAAAAACGATTTATGAGGAGGACACTGGCATGAATGACTTGGCAAAATTTATCGGCTGGATAGTTCTAATCGCGCCGTGTCTTCTGATCGTTGACGAGAGTGAATCGTGGTGGCCCAATATATTCGGGATCGTGTATTTTTTCTTCCTGTGTGCATGGGCAATGTCTCACCAGGGACTCTTGAACAAATGGCTGAATGCTATTGAGAGGTTCGAAGAGGACGTGCTTAAAGGACGTTAATTTCTGAGAACCGAAGTTAAAGTATCAACGGGCTGGGGATTTCTCAGCCCTATTTCAAATTGAATGAAACAAAAATACAATCATCATGGATAAGAACATGGTTTTCTTTGGCGAGAATGGTCTGACATCGACATCTGCCAATCACATCGCTAACATGGCGAAAGAGTACACCCAGAACTTTGAGTCTGGAAAGTTGTCATCTTTTGATTTCTTTGAGACCACAGTTGGTCTCATCGGAACCACCGAAAAGAGCAAGATTAAGCGTGGCATAACTCACGATGAGCTTGCTGAGTTCCCCACAATTCTTGAATGTGTCGCACAGGCAAATTCACTCATAGCATGGCTTCGTGAAGCTGTCAAGGCGCGTGATGCATTGTTCTCTCAGGTCAACAACAAGGACTTTGAGGAATGGCTTCAAGAGTATGGTGTCGAGGTTCCAGTGTCACCGACTCGCAAGAAGATTGACCGAGACGAGGTAATTGCGGAAATGAACATCAAAGAGCGCAATCGTATCTATTCACTCCAGTCTAAGGCTGCTGTCTTAGGTAAATTCGTGCATCCAGACGGTCACTTTGCGAGAGCACGTAAGGCTCTCTTGGAGATTCTGGCAGTCCCCAACAACATCAAGGGCGAGGGACGTGATGCTATGGTCTATGAATATACGAATACTTGTGAGGAGAACGATGTCAACGAAATGTTCTTCAAGATTCAGGGGTTGTATCGTGCTGCCCAGGCTGAACTTAACAGCGTGAACCACGATATTGATGAGACTGTTCGCTCCAAGAACATGGAATACATGTGCCAGTACAACGAGGAACTTCAGAAGTACAATTCCACGATGAAAGAGTACACTGCAAAGTTCGAGTTGTGGAAGTCTGAGGAAAGCAAGCGTATTGCCGACCTCAAAATCGTCATTCCAAACCACTTGGAGAATATCTATAACGCCATCAACGATTTGAGCAAGAAGAAATAGTTGGAAAATGGTTGTTTTTGTGCGGGTAACTCAGGACTGACCAGTTGACGGAAAACCTGGGTGTATGCATGAGGATCGACACTCACTTACAAATGACAATAATAAGTTACATTTATCGCCGTATCATGAAGCCATTGTGGACGTGATATGGTCTTGCTCCAGGACCGCAAACTCTTACATGCCGGAGAAGCCCTGACGGGTGGAGGTCTGATTTTGCTTTTGATAGCGGCTGGAGGTTTTCGATTTAGTTCTTGATATTGTTATCGATAGTGTTTATTCTTGTGCAGCCCGCACTTTTCTTAAAGAACCGATTCTGTAAAGACCAATTATTATGGATATAAACCTGACATACGGACAGATGGTTGCGCTCTCCGATTTCTTTGGTTACAAAATAGTAGCAGGAGATAGCGCATACATCGATACGGATAAGAATCAAGTCATTTTCTTCGGTCCTACATGTCCCATTGACCACAAGCTTCCAGAACATACGAGACTTGTAGAGGATTTCAGTAAGGGCGAAGACCACTGGAAAGTAGAAGTGTGGAGTAAAGAAGAGAAGCACTGGATACTTGGTAGATAAAACTATTTTTTAACAACTTAATTTTCCGATTATTATGGGTTATAACAGTTCAGAGTGCGCCCACAGATGGGTACACAATCAGAGAATGAAATCTGATGACTCTCGTTTCTATGAGAGCAGTAACATGCATTTTGATGAACGTTCGTGTTTGTCTTACAGGACAACGATTTGCCAGTGTCTTGACCGAGACAAGCATTTGTTCTTGATGATTGACCAGCATTTGACTAATGAGACGGCAAAGCATCTTGGTCATCTGAGACATGCAATTCCGAGTGACTGGCACGTTATCGAGACACACTGGGATGCTCGAAATTCCTCTTATTACTACTACCACAGTTACAATAACGTGGCATTCTTGGGTAGCCGTGACTCTTTCAACAAAGAGAAGCGTATGTGGCTGGTGAATCATTTCCTCATGGATTTGTATTGGGATTTCCAGTATGTAACCACAGGAAAGACCAAAGAGACACCGAACATCAATCTCTATCCGTTGAAAGCAATCGGTATTCTCAACTCTCTATATCGTGACGATTGTTCGCTGAAAAAGTGGCTGCGAACTCCGTATGAGAAACTTCCAGGCACCACCGAATTTGTAGAAGAGGGCGTTGACCACAAGGAAGTTTACAGGAGAGTCCGCACAATGGTTAGTCTGATTCTCGAATTCCACATCGAAGTCAATATTGCTTGTGAGAAATATTATGGTCACTTGGATGTCAACTTTACCACTGGTGAAGAGAACTGGAAACAGAAGATTTCCGATGCCATGTTTGGTGAGGGTACTTGGGAATCTATGGAGAAGCGTATTTCCGGTATCGGTAAGGCTCAGGCTACGATTGCAAAAATGGATGCAATTCGTGAGTATCTGTCTCTTCCAGCTACCAATGAGAACGCTTTCCAGAAGAAGAGCGAGAACGAATTGACAAATAAGGGTCTGAGAAAGATGCTTAAATCCCATGAGGGTCGTTTGGAGTTGTTGCAGATGAAGAAAGACCGTCTGGCAGTGATTACGACCAATAAGGAACAGTCGGACCGTATCAAGCGTCAACGTGAATCGTACAATCGTGCGAGAATGTTCATGGGTATCAATGTTCTGAGTGATACCGATTTGAGGTGGGGTTCAAATTTCGGTGTCAAGTCCATCAAAGTGGATGAAAAGACAATTTATCTGTCTGATTATCCGAAATCATGGATTCGTGCTGACTACAATTTGTCTGAGAGCGTATGGCCAAATTATGTTTCTGCATACTTCAATCGTGACAATGTGGAATTCACGGGTTCCGAATACGATAAGTTCTGCCAGGCCCGTGACAAGAAATTGTATCGCAAGAGATTCTGGCAAAAGGCAGAACTGTGCATGAGACGCAAGCGTGGACACAAATTGTATGAGTTCTATGCGACTCTTAATGGTAATATGTCTCTGACTCCAGAAGACCACCACATCATGAATGAATTCGTGGTTCGCAAAGACCGCTGGGATGCAGATCGTGAGAGACGTGAGCGTGTTGAGTTTGAGCGTAAGCGCAAGGAATACCAGGCTAAACTGGAGAAACTGGAAGCCTACAAGAATGGCGGTATTGAAGGTGTGCGTCGTATCTGGAGAGAGCACTTGGGTTCGATTCCTGCCGAAATCGCTCTTTCTAAGAGTGAGCTGTTCTATGGCGGTAATGTACTTTTGAGATTTGGTTCTCAGAACGGTATAATCGAGACTTCAAAGGGCATCCGAATGACATTTGCTGAGTGCCATGAATACTGGAACATCATCAATGGGTGGCATAATGGTCAGCCGTTTGTTCCGGTTACGATGGCTGGGTACTCTGTTGAATACTATAAGGAAGACATTCTTAAGGCTGGATGCCATGAGATTGCCTACTGTGAAATGGAACGAATGTATCACGAAATGTGTGAAAAGGAGGCTGCATGATGAAAACGTTTTTAGTGACATGTACTCAGATTCACAATGCGAGTTTAGAGGTTGTGGCTGAGACTAAGGAGGAAGCCATGCAATATGCAGAAGAGCATTTGGATTCCTTAAATTGGGAATTCGGTGAACGTACTGTTGATTACGCTGAGGAACTATAAATTCGAATAATATGAGAATTATATTGCATCGTGACGAAGACGGTGATTTGTGGATGTATCGAGAGAATCAGCCACAATCTACCAAGGTCTTCGTAGAGTGTGACGGACTCGCCTACCCAGAGATAAAGCGTGGCGATACCGTTACTTTGGAGAGTAAGTAATGATTGCGGAAACGAATATGTTTTTCGTAATTGCGTGTTGATTGTTAAACCGAGGGTATGGTCACAAGCCTGCCCTCACTTTTCCGAAAATTCAAAATGACAAAAGAGATACTTGACCAAATGAGAAGTGAGTTATTCGATACTCACTGGTGCAAGCAGGACTTTGAGAAGTACGACATCAAGGAACTGGAAGATTCGTGGGAGCCGTTCTTCTGGTGTGTTCGTGAGGGTGGTACGTCTCTCGTTCATATAGGTCCTACAAGAATGGGTGAATACATGGCTAATCAGACTTGCAGATTTGCCTGGTTCCGTGAAGAGAATGCTCCACTGATGTCTATCATATACTGGAAAGACCCCAGTTATAAATTCTTCTATTGGGATGGATTTGTGCTGACCCAAGTTCATCGTGAAGACATTGAGGATATTTTCATGAACATCTGGAGACCTGAATATGAACGGCTCATGGAAAAATATTCTGACGAGTTTGATTTGAGACGTGAGCCACTCCAGATTCGTATGACAGATGAAATCAAAAAACGTTACGATGCAGCTGTCGGACTTGGTGTTGAATTGAATGACCACTCACTCGAAGATTGCGTTGAACGACTCTCTCATTATACAAGATGTGCTATCGACCACTATGTTGAGATTTACGGAGACTTTGCAAAGAACAGCTTTGGTTTCTGTGAATGGGTCAATGGTCAGCAACGTTTGGTTGGTGGCATCATCTATTCGGATTATGTAAATGAAAACCGCTGGTCAATTCATACGTAACGATTATGTCTAAGGCAAAGAAACCGAACGAAATTCGTGAGGAAGTACGTAAACAGATGGCTGCTAAATATAAGCAGGACGTGGAATCTTGGAAGAAGCGGTCAAGCGACAACTGGAATGCTTATGTAAAGGCACGTTCAGAAGTAGACCGCCTCTCTGAAGAAAATTCTAAATTAAAGGAACAACTTGCAGCTCAGAAAGACTGGATAGAGCGTTTGATGGAGTTCATCGATATGCCTGATGAAGAGCGTCATGATGCCGTTCAGAAGTATATCAAGGAACGCCAAATGTCTGAGGATTTTAGAGCTATGTTTGGTCCATACTTCCAGTTATTGAATAGAATGAATCTCATTTTCTGATTATGGCAAAGCAATATAAAGATTCAAAATTCCTCGTAATCGAGGCTTTCGAGAGCGAGTTTGCTGCCATTGGATTTGGTGTGAATGTCCAGTTTGTCGGA